CCACAACTGACAGTGGTAATAGTTTATTGGGATTTATTAATCAGCATGGATTTTACGATGCCAGATCGACAGAAAATCCAGGAAATTACTTAGCGTTGTTTTGCTCAGAAGCAGTTCTTCCAGGGTCACAAATTCAAACATCACAAGTTGATGGATTAAGACAAGGTGTATCTTCAAACTATGCCATTTTTAGAAGATATCCTGATATTACATTAACATATTATTCTCAAAAAGATTATTATACAAATGAAGTTTTCAATGCTTGGATGGAATATATTTCACCAACTACATTATCATCTGGTAGGCATGGTGCAAATACTCAACAAAGAAAAAATGATCGTGCTGCATATAAGAAATTAAAATATCCTCTTAGTTACAAGTGTGATATTCAAATCACTGCATTTAGTGGAGATATTCTTCCTGAGAATAATCGATTAAAATCGACTGATAGTGTTAGAAGTTCTGCTAGAATGTCTAGTAGCATTACATATCATTTAATGGATGCATTTCCTGTCAATATTGTTGCTGCTCCATTGGCATATGGTGATGCTGAATTGATTAAAACTGCAGTAACATTTAAATACGATTATTATTATACTGATAGAACTTCTAGATCTTTTGATACTGATACTCTTGTAAGATCAGATTTTGGAAAGAACGTTAGAAATCCATTCTAAATAAAGACAATGATGTGAATTTTTATGCCATTACCTAAGGTTGTAACTCCTACATTTGAACTAGATCTCATTTCAACTGGTAAGACAATTAAATATCGTCCATTTCTCGTTAAGGAAGAAAAAGTTCTTCTGATTGCACTTGAAAGCGGTAATGAAAAGGATATTTTAAACGCTGTAAAGGATGTTTTAAAATCCTGTGTTCTTACTCGTGGTGTAAAAGTAGAAGATCTTCCTAGTTTTGAACTTGAATATCTTTTCTTGAATATTCGTAGCAAGTCTGTTGGTGAAAGTGTAGAACTTCTAGTTACCTGCACTGACGATGGAGAAACTCAAGTTCCATTGTCAGTTAAAATTAATGAAGTAAAACTTGTTGTTCCTGATGGACATAATGATCTAATTGAACTTGGCGGAGGATTATTCATGAAATTGAAATATCCTTCAATGCAACAGTTTGTAGAGAATAACTTCTCACTTTCAAAAGCGGGAACTAATTCAGAAAAAATTGATAAAGCGTTTAAGTCTGTAATCTCATGCATCGAACAACTTTATAATGAAGACGAAGCATGGTCATATTCAGATTATACTGAAAAAGAATGGATTGAATTTCTTGAGGGATTGGATAGTTTTCAATTCCAAATGATTGAGAAGTTTTTTGAAACAATGCCAAAGTTATCATATTCTACAAAGATAAAAAATCCCAACACTGGTGTTGATACTGATGTCCTAATTGAGGGATTAACAAATTTTTTCGCATAATGCTATATCATACAGATATGACTTCATATTTTGAAGATAACTTTGCGTTGATGCATTATCATAAATGGAGTTTATTTGAAATTGAAAACTTGATGCCTTGGGAAAAGGAAATTTATATCAAATACCTAGAGAATTATTTGGAGAAGAAAAAGTTAGAGGCAGCACAAGCAGCAAATGCAATTAGTTGAGCCACAAAATCAAATCCTTCCTGGTATTGTTAGCGTAGAGAAGAAGTCTCCATCTCTTACTCCTTTACGTCGTAGGATGGGTTTGGCTTATGATAAGTTGCTCATGGAAGCGGAAGAAAGAGAAGGATCTCTTTCTCCAAAAACGATTAGAACTTTAGGTAAATTAGTTCTAGAGTTTGAACAAGTCAATACTAATCTTGCATCAATTCAAGCACAGATTAGACAAGACATTCGTGATAAGAAAAGATATTTTGATGACGAGAAAAAATTATACAAGAAGGAAGAAGAAAACTTAACCAGTTTACGTGGATCATTCTTTGATCTGAGATCTAAGTTTGCTGGAATATCTGCAGCTCTTGCTGGTAAAGCATTACTAGAAGGTAGATTTGGTGATGCTGCTGCCAATGCTGGGTTTGCAGTTACTGCAATGCTCCCAGAGATCGTTAATATCGCTTCTGGACTAGTTCTTTCACGAATGGCACTTGGTGGTATGGGACGTGCTGCGGCAGGTGCTACCATCGCCCGTGGGGGTGGTGTAAGAATGCCTGGTATGGGCGGACTGGGTATGCTTGGACTTGCAGCAGCAGTTCCTCTTACAATGGGTGCTGCAGATGTAAGAAGACAAGAATTAGTAAGAAGACAAACTGGATCTGCTGGTATTAGTCCAGACGATGTAGATAGATTTCAAGCGACAGTAACTCGTTTTGATGCAATTTTATCGCAAAAAGGTGGTGGAGGAAAAGCACAAGAACAACCAAAGGTTGCTGTAGAAGAGGATCCTCGTGGTAAAGATGATAAAAAACCACCACCACCATTAAAAGCTCCATCTGGAGATGTGTTTGCTGGTGATATTCTTGCAGACACTCCAGAAGAAAAAGCATTGATTGCAACTGTTAGAGAAACAGAAGGAACCGCAGGTAAAGATGGATATAGTACGTTTTTCGGTGGTTCTTTATATGGTGGTGATTTACGGAAAAAAACCGTCGCTGAAGTTGCTGAGTTGCAAAAAAAATTCCTTAGAGAAGGTAGAGGTAGATTTTATGATGCTGGAACGAAAACATATAGACAATCTGGTGTTGTTGGTGCTGGACAATTTAAATATCCAGAACAGATTGCTAGATCTATGGGAATGGATCCAGCAAAAACACTATTTGATGAAGCGTTTCAAAATAGTGCAATACTTTATTCTGCAAGAAAAAAAAGAGGTGTAGATCCAAGCAAACCATTAACGCTTCAGGATATTCAGGCATTAAATCCAGAATGGTCTGGTCTTGGTCCTTACTATGGACAAACAACAAGAACTATCGAACAATCTTTAAAATTATATCAACAAAATTTAAGAGAAGCACAAAAGGTAGAAACTAAACCAAAACCAACAAGAAAACCTCCATCAGAAGATCCAAGATCTCAGAGTATGCAGTTTATGAAACCTGCAGGTTCTGATATTTCTTTAATTACAATTCCTGGACAACAAAAGGTTGCTAAACCACAAGGACCAAAAACTGCTCCAGCTTCATCTGAAGTTGCATTCAATACAACTTTTGAAAGTGTTGATAGATTTACTTCTAATCTTATTCTAGGGGTGTATAGTTCATGAACTTAGAACAGGTATTAGCAGTTGCTGCATCCAATAAAACAAATAGTGTCAATCTTGAAAAACTATTTGCAAAGTCTGTTGCAACAACAAATGAGGTTGAAACTCAACGATTACGTGCTAAAACCCAACTTCTAGAAGTAAGACAGAAAACTTATTCTGCGATCAGACAGTCTCAAGAAGAACAAGAAAAGAAAGGTGGTGTCTTAGATAAAATTCTTGGTACTCTTGGTCTTGCAGGATTAGCAAAAGGATTAAAAGGTGCTAAACCACCAACAGGTGGAGCAGGTGTTGTATCACCTAAACCCAAACCTGGTGGACCTAGAATTGGTCGTGGAGTTGCTGGATTGAATGTATTGTTTGGTGGTATTGATTTTATGCAACGTCGATCCGCAGGACAATCTAACTTACAGGCAGGAATTGGTGCTGGTGCTGGTGTTGCTGGCGGTATGGCAGGTGCTGCTTTAGGAGCAAAGATCGGTGCTGGATTGGGTACAATAGTTGCTCCTGGATTAGGAACACTGATTGGTGGAGGATTAGGAACATTAGTTGGTGGTGGTATTGGTGCAATGGCAGCAGGGAATGTTGCTGACCGAGCAACTGGTGTTGATGCTGGTGAGCAGGAAGTTGAAAGAAGAGTTCAAGAAGAAGAAAAGAAAACAAGTTTATTGATCACAAAAACACCATTCTCAGGTGCTTTAGATGCTTTCGATTCTGCATTAGATAAACTTTCATCTTTCCCTGGTGGCATTTGTGCTTGTGCAGGAAGAGAAGCACCACCAGAAATGATGCCTACACAGAGAAGAAAAGATCAAATTCAAAAGGCATATGAAGAGGGTTATAATAAAGGTGTTGGAGAAGGTAGAACACAGGGTGGTGCAGCAGGTTTTGTTGCAGGTATTGCTGTTGTTGGTGGTGCTCTATTTTTAACTAGAGGCAAAGGTGGTGCGTTATTACAAAGACTTGGATTGGTTTCGGATATCATTCCAAAAACTCCAACAAGAACACCCGTAGATCCTGGAAAAGTTCGTGTTCTTCCAAAAGAAGAAGTATTGCCACCAGCACCAGCACCAACAACAAGACCGACTACTCAAAGGATCATGGAATCTGTTTTTGGTGAAACTCCTGCTCCTAGGCATTCTCCAAGGATGCCTAGAAATCCTAAAACAGGAAAACCACAAGAACTGGTTGAAGAAGTTATTGATACTCCAGAAGGACAAGTTATTATTAGAAGACCTGCAACAAAGGTAGAACAATCAACACCTGAAGAATTTTTCCAAAAACAAGAATTGAAAGGAATAAAAAAGCAGATAAAACAGTTAAAGAAAATTAGAGGTACATTAGATCCAGAAGAAGTTTCTCCTGTAGGTCCTCAAAGTAGTGTAGGTGGATCTAATATCATTGCATTAGCAGAACCAAATACCACAATTGTTCCTGTTCCTGTAGGTGGTGGAACACAAATCATAAGTGGTGGTGGAGCAACGCCATATCAGGCTGCTGCTAAATATGCTCAGATGATGTCACAGATAACTGCGTAATGTCCAATTTTCTAAAAGGACATAAAGTAACAGAGCTTCTTATTGCTTCTCCAAAGGGAGATAGGTTTGAGGATGTTCGTTTACAGTCTGGTCTCATCAGTTACTATGAAGATGTTACAGATAGTTCAATTCACTTTGAGATTGATATATTAGATACCAGTGGCAAATTAGCAAAACTACCTGTAAGAAGTGGTGCAGTTGTATATCTTACAATTACGCATCCTTCAGGAGAAATAAGATTTGATCAAAACAATCCATTAGTTATTAGCAATATTAAAACAGGAACAGCAACAGCAAAACGAGAAGTTTATACTTTAATTCTAGAAACACAAGGATCATTCAGCAATCATACGACAAGATTGTATCGAAAATACACAGGTAAACTCGATACAATTATAAGAAAAATATTAGAAAAAGATCTTAATATCAGTTCATCAAGAATAAGAAGGCTTGAAGAAACTTCAAACACTTATAGTTTCATGGGAAATTATAAGAAACCTTTATTTACTTGTACTTGGTTATGTCCTAAATCTATTCCATTAGTTAATAATGGAAAGAATTCTGGAACTGCTGGATATTTTTTCTATGAAGCACTTGATGGATATTACTTCAGAAGTATTGACAATATCTTTAACGAAGCAAAGAAAAATAAAGACAAAATTTTAAAATACGATTATCACGAAACAGTCGATGCATTAAGTCCAAATAATAATTACAAACTTGTTTCGCCTCCAGTTTGGAGAGAAAGTCATGATATCCTAGAAAAACTCAGACTAGGGATGTACAGATCTTCTAATTGGTTTTATAATATCATCACAAGATCGCCAGACTTTCAAGATTACTACTTTGGACAAAGTATCAACAAACAACTAACGTTATCAAACGAAGTTGAGAATATTCCTAACAATATTGATGCTTATCCATCAAGAATTATAATGGGAGTAATCGACACAGGAACGTTATCTGCAAAGGGTGATTTAACTACACCACAATATCAACCATTATTCCAATCACAAGGAATTGCAAGATACGCATCACTGTTTTCTCAAACTTTATCGATAACAGTGCCAATGAATATGACTTTAAGAGTTGGGGAAGTAATATTCTGCAACTTTTCTAAGATAAATAAGCAAGAATCAGATTTTGGTTCCGATCCTAGTTCAGGATACTATATGATCAAGTCGTTGGCACATAAATTTTCTTCAAGAGGCGATTTTACTGGATTGACTTTAGTAAGAGATTCCTACGCACAACTAACATGAGAACCATCGAAGACCACATAGAAAAGGATACCACAGATCTTTATGATCCTGGTATTTCTTCACAACGACGCCGTTTTCTAGAACAAGAACTAGAAGACTTGAAAATATATCAGGCAAATCATCCTGGTGAAGATCACGATCCAACTCCTTTTGAGGTTTATTGTGATCTAAATCCAAATGCACTTGAGTGTAGAATTTACGAAAACTGATGCTGGAGCAACGCCTATCTAAGATCAACTTTATCGGAGAAGATGGATTTCACTGGTTCATCGGACAGGTAACAGCTGATCCTAGTTGGCGAGAATTTAGCACAAAATATGGTTATCGAGCAAAAGTTAGGATCTTAGGTCGTCATCCAGCATCTAATGAAGTTCCTGATAGTGAATTACCTTGGGCACATTTTCTAGTACCACCAAATCTTGGTGCTGGTAAAAACTTTGGTGGTACTAGTTTTGGTTTGCAAGGTGGAGAAACTGTTCTAGGATTTTTCCTAGACGGTGATGATATGCAGCAACCCATCATTTTGGGTGCATTGTTTAGTGGTGAGGCAGAAAAGAACCTTGTTGCTTGGCAGAAATCTGTAGATAAAGGCACAAGTGGATTTCTACCAATTGATTTTAACAGACAATTAAAATATTCAACTGCAGTAAGACCTGCTACTGGAGGATCTCCAACAGGGAATGGAGTTCCTGGTGGTGGTAAAACTGCAGACGGTAAAGAAAGTCTTCAAGGAAAGCAAAATAACGAAGTAAAGAAAAAGATTGTAGGACGCGCTAAAAAATGTAAAGGTGGTAAGGGATTTTTGTGGGAAGTTTCAAGAGCCCTAGCATCTTTTATTGAAGTAACTAGAGATCTGATCAATTATCAACAAGGATATATTGATCCTATTTTAGGACAAATTGCTGACATTGGATCTTTAATTGGACAAACATCAGACTTGATTGCAGGAGCATTTTCTCAGTTAATTCGATTGGCGAGAAAGTATATGTTCCAAAAAATTTATAATGGTGTAAAAGATTTATTGAATTTCCTTGTTCCAGACAGTCTTTTGAAAGATATTGCAATTAAAAAATCGATGGATACCATCTTTTGTTTAATTGAAAATATTATAAAGGGACTTAAAAAATTCATTAGTGATTTCTTGCTACAGATGCTCGGGAAAATTATCAATATTCCACTTTGTGCTGCGGAACAATTCATCGGTGGACTTATTTCATCCATTGGTAATGAAATTCAAGAAGCAATCGGACCAGCAATGGATGCTATCCAGCAAGTCATTGGATCTATTGGTTCGTTTACGGGATATATGGCTCAAGCAATTAATTATGCTCAAATTGGATTGAATTTCTTAAAGTGTGAAGGTGAAATTTGTGAACCAACACCATACAACTGGGCAATAAATTTTGGACCAACACCACAAGAAGTTGCAGATTTTAGAAGAACAATAAGTCTTTCTGGTAGAATTAATAATCTTAAAAAAGATGTTTCAAATACTCTTGAAGGATGGTTTCCTAAAGATGAAGTTGGTGATGAAGTTGTTGATGGTTTGGTTAAAGAATGTGATCCATATAGTCTTGTTTGTGGTCCACCAGGAGTTCTTATCTTCGGTGGCGGTGGTGCTGGTGCTGCAGCAAGAGCAGTTGTTAATAGTCTAGGACAGGTTGTTGGCGTGAATATGCTTGATGTTGGATTTGCTTATTCTGGAAGACCATTTGTTCAGTTTGTTGATGCTTGTGATAATGGATATGGTGCTACTGGACAGGCAATCGTAGAAAATGGTCAAATAACCAATATTGTCATGCTTGAAACTGGTGGTGGATACATTCCAACATCAGAAATTACTCCAGACAATCAGGGTGAAGATGTTGTTGGACAACTCAATAGTGTTCAAATCGTTAACACTGGTATCGGTTATTCGGAAGATGATATGATTGAAAGCGAATGTGGTGTGCTTAAACCAGTTTTAGATGGTGAGGGTAGAATTATTGGTGCTAATATTATTTCATCTGAACTTGGATGTACAACTCTTCCAGACTTGTCAATAAATAGTGCCACTGGTGTAGGAGCGATTATTAGACCTGTTATGAAGTATGTTAGAAGAAGTGAAGTTAACGTAAGTGTTCCACCAGAAAAAGTTATTCGTGTTGTAGATTGTGTAAGTAAATGACATCACCACCAATTATAATTAATAATCCAGAACACGGATTTCTGGAAATTGGCGAAGAAACCGATGATAAATGTCTAAGAAAACATCATGTTCAACTTGGTGGTGGATCTGGAGCAGCACTGCACATTTATAAGGATGGTGGGTGGTGTTTATGGGCTAAATCTAACGATAAAGGATCTACTTTAATTCAAGAAGGAACTGGTCCTATCAATATTGTTTCTGATGGAGATATCAATATTGAAGCGAAAGGTGATATATCAATGCGAGGAAAAAACATCATCATGGAAACAACAGGATCTGACGGTGATGTTGTTGTAAACTCAAAACACAATATAAGACTTGATGCTGATAATAATGTCACTGTTATCGGAACAAATATAACTACTAGAGCATCTCACAATATGTTAAGTCATTGCGATGGTTGGAACATTATATCTGGCAATCCAATATTTTTCTTAGAAAGAAAAACCAAACTCATTCCAACTTCAGTTTCAGATCTTGTAAATACATTATTAGGAGAATTGGTCTTCGGAGGATAGTATGGCATTAGCAGGAGAACTTTCAGCAGGTAAATTATACGTTGGACCAGAAATACCAACCAGATTAGACCAATCTGCGTTAACATTAGATGACGATGCAAATCCATTTGCAGGTACTTTAGCTGTTGCTGGACCTGCATTTTTTGGTGCTCCAACTAATATTGGATTTGCTCGTGCTGCAGTAAACATTGGTCCTGCGATTGCTCCATTTACCCCAGGAATTCCTACTTTAGGATTAGATGTTACTGCAGGAACTCAACATACAGGTTACATGAATAACCTTGGTTTGAGTAATTTCTTTGGTATGTCCAACAAACTTGGTATCTTAAACAAAATTGGTATCAACAACGCACTTGGCTTATCGAACAGAACAGGGTATAATGTAGCAGTAGGTGGCGAAACAAACACCCAACCAGTCCAAGAAGACACTTGTGTTGCTAAAACTTCAGCAGCACCACTTTATACACATTATGGGAATATGCATGTGAACGGAGCATTTTCAGCAAATAGCAAATCCTTTGAAATCGATCATCCTTCAAAACCAGGTAAAAAGTTGTACCACGGTTCGTTAGAGGGTCCAGAACATGGTGTTTATGTTCGTGGTCGAGTAACTACAGATGGTATCATTGAACTTCCAGAATACTGGAAAGATCTTGTAAATCCTGAAACGATTACTGTTCAACTAACTCCACATCGTTTTTATCAGGAACTTTTTGTTGATCGTATTGAATGGGGAACTAGAGTTATTGTTCGTAACTCTAGTGGTGGTGCTATTGATGCTTATTATTTTGTTCAGGCAGAACGTAAAGATATTGAAAAACTTCAAGTCGAAGCTTGACATGCCAAGGGTTCCATGCTATGATGGAACCTGATGAGCAATCACCATGGATCTTCACCTGACTGACGAATACATCGAATGTGTCAAGATAAATATTAGTAACAGGACGTTTTATCTTCACGGAACTGACGGGTCCTATGAAGAAGTGCGTTGCGAAACACCAGATCAATTCTTGAGTGTGCTTGAATTTACAAAGTCACATTCAAACGGAGTACGTATCGAGTATGTCGCAGATTAGATGCCCCATGTGTGGTCATCTATGTAATGATAAAATTGATTTTGGGTCACACATCAAAAGATGTCAACAAGCAGACACCAAATTCAAATTCAATCCAAAGAAAAATTCTAAACCAAAACCAAAGCATTGAGTACGTGGGACCGTTGCTTATTGGTTAAAGCCGTCGCCTTATAAGCGGCAGAACCGAGTTCAATTCTCGGCGGTCCTACCATGGGAGCGTGGTGAAACTGGTAAACACAGCAGACTTAAAATCTGCTGGGCATAACGCCCTTGTCGGTTCGATTCCGACCGTTCCTACTTTCTAAATAATACAGAAATCGATAATATTAAAATGTTATATAGAATTGTTATTAAAACAACTGTTGGAGGAAAACTGTATTACCTTTCTTCTGATAATGATTGCCCAGAAACTGATTCTTCCCCAAATCTAGATACAATTCAGTTTCTTTCAAATTTAAATACAACTCATGCTCATACTTTTAGTAGTGAAGAAAAAGCTCAAGAAATTATAAATTCTTTACCCTATCCATATAATGAAAAAGCCATCCTTTTAGCGGTAAAATCTGTTAATACTGTAATAGTATCAAGGCTTTATTATAGAGTTGCTAAAAAACAATTTAATAGTAACACTATTCTTTGGGCTAATTCTGATAAGTCATTTACTGAACATATGACTCCTGAAACTTTATTATTTGAAACGCAAGAAGAATCTGAAGAATTTATTCAATCTCTTGTTGGGTTGAAAAAAAGATATAGTTTTGTAGTTAAAATTAAAGATTATGGAGAGCCTGATTATAAATTTGATGCAGAATTTCTTATTAGAGGAAAAACTATATACAATAAATCTGAAGTTCCAGGAATAATTAAATTAAAATAATTATTCTTCAAAATATCTTTGATTATCAGGATTTTCAAGAGCATTTATCAAAATGCTCTTTTTTTGTACCTGAGCATCTAATTGAGACTTAGCAGTTTCATATCCATATTTTTGTAATTCATAAGATGCTCTTGCTTCTTTAATCACATTAATTTGAACAATAACAGTATCTCTTTCTGCTCGATAAGTAGTCAAACTGTTTGTAAGTGTTGTAATAGAATTAGAATATCCAACACAAGCACCAACAATCGGTGTTGCAAATCCAACATAAGTTCCAATAGAAACTTGTGTTACTGCATTATAAGTTCCTACACCAGCATTACTTGTAGAAAGTTCTTGAGTGCTTTTTGAGAATGGATTTGGTGAAGTAAATGACCAGGAATGAAGAATAACACGATCCTCAACAACGTCTACAACTGCAGCAGAAGTTGTTCCACATCCGATAACGTTTGCCTGTTGTCCTAAGACTAGGATTTGGTTTTGAATAGTTTTAATTTGATTATTGATTTCTAAAATTCTAGTATCCAATCCTTTTGTTGCTGGATCAAATCTATTGATCTGTTCGTTTATTCCTTCAATAACATATTCTGGATCTTCATCGTCTGCAGTTCTTATTTCAATACCAGAAATAACCTGATCAAGTTGTTCTTTTTGCTTGTTATCTTGAGCAACTGATTTTTTATATGATGAAATCAAATATTCTGTCTTTGGACCACTTGACATAGTATAAATACAATGAAGAACGGTGTCTCAGTATTTATAGGTAATGCCACTAAGTAGACTGGAAAATTTTCTCAAAAACGTTCAGGGAAGTGTAATATACGTCAATCCCGAAGAACTTGATGCAACGGATGATATCAGTAATACTGGTAATTCAAGAGCACGTCCTTTTAAGACTATTCAACGTGCTCTTTTAGAAAGTGCTAGGTTCTCCTATCAAGTAGGACAAAATAATGATCGTTTTGACAAAACCACGATCATGGTTTCGCCTGGTGTTCATTATATTGATAATAGACCAGGACTTGCAATTGATACTAGCGGTAACCTAACAGATGCAAATGGTTCTGCAGCATCAATCAATCAGTTTTCTGTAGGCACCAACTTTGATATTCAAGACCCAGATAACGTATTATATCTTTTTAACTCGATCCATGGTGGTGTAATTTTACCTCGCGGAACTTCTATTATTGGATCAGATCTTAGAAAGACAAAGATCAGACCAAAATATGTTCCCCAACCAACTAATGATAATATTCCAAGATCTGCAGTTTTTAGAGTAACTGGTGGTTGTTTCTTCTTTGGATTTAGTTTATTTGATGCAGATCCTGGCGATAGAATTTATAGGGACTTTACAAAATCTGTTTATTCTCCAAACTATTCTCACCATAAACTAACTTGCTTTGAGTATGCTGATGGCGTAAACACTGTAGCAGGTAAAGGTGGTACAGATCTTGACATGTATTATCGTAAGCTTACTCTAGCTTATGGTGTAAACTCAGGCAGAGCAATTCCAGATTATCCTGCAAACAACGATTTCCAAGCAACTGTTGATGAATCAAGAATTGTCGGTGCAATTTCTCAAATCGGTGATATTGAGATTGAAGATATTTACTCTGGTGCCAATCCATCAGCATCTGTAGCAACACCTGTTGTTACTGTTGTTACAAGAACAAACCATGAGTTTTCTGTAGGAACTCCAGTTCTTGTTTTTGGTGTAGATAATGCTGAGTATGATGGTAGTTATGTTGTATCTCAAATTATCAACGATACAACGTTTACATATTCTTTAGCATCTACTCCAACTTCGACTGCAAATCCTAGTTTAGTCGGAAAAAATCCGATTGTGACAGTTGAAAGTGATACAGTAACATCATGTTCTCCTTACATTTTCAACTGCTCAGTTAGATCAACATTTGGTCTAAACGGAGTACACGCAGATGGTGACAAAGCCACTGGTTTCAAATCAATGGTTATTGCACAATTCACTGGAATTGGACTAAACAAAGATGATAATGCTTATGTTAAATATAATACAACTTCTGGTATTTGGCAAGATCAAGCAACTCTAGGAACTTCTGTTTCATTACATACGGATAGTAGAGCAAGGCATAAACCAACCTGGCAAAATTTCCACGTCAAAACATCAAATAACTCGTACATTCAGAACGTTTCGATCTTTGCCATTGGTTATGCACAGCATTTTATCGCTGAAAGTGGTGGAGATCAATCAATCACAAACTCTAACTCAAACTTTGGTGCAAAATCATTAGAGGCAGATAATTTTAGAAAAGACGCATTCTTGAAGGACGATCAAGGATATATCACAGAAATTATACCAGCACAGAAAAACTTTGCAAAACAAGTTGAAGTTAATTATCTTCCTCTTGATGTAGAAGTTACTGCTGGATTATCAACTGATATCAAATTATATTTCTACGGATATAATCAAAGAGATACTGTTCCACTAAAGAGCACTGGTGGTTATATCATTGGTAATAAGGTTGGTGAAACTATTCAATGTAATATTGACAACGTTGTCTATGGTGCTACCGTTCTAATGCCTGTTCCTGGATCTAATCCAGATAATAGAATTTCTGCAAGAAAAGAATATCTAGTTGGTAGATCTGCAGGTATCAACTCAATCACTGGGAACACATTTACTCTACAAGAAAATCACAGACTTCTTCCTGGTGAATCAATCAGAGTTTATTCTGAAACTGGATCACTTCCAGATGGACTAGAGCATAAAACAGTTTATTATGCAATCACTGGTGGGGTGAATGCGAATCAAATTCAAATCGCAACAACTTTTAATAATGCATTATCTGGTGATGAACTAACTGGTATTAATAATCTTGGCGGACAACTAAGAATTGTTTCTGAGGTTGCTGATAAAACCCCAGGAGATCCTGGACATCCAATTCAATATGATAATAGTGGATGGCACATCAATGTTGGTGCAGGAAATAGTTTACGTGCTGCACTCGTAACCAATCAAGCAAAGGTTACGCCAAAGACAGGTAATGCTTTCATCTATAGAGCACCTGATAATAGAACCGATAATGAGAAAATTTATCGTTTAAGATATGTTATCCCAGATAATGCTACAATTGCATCACCACCACAAAATGGGTTCTCAATCGAGGAAAGTAGTTCTGTAATTGATGATACAAACTATAAGAATGATAATACTACACTTACATCAGTAACAAATCTGAGAACAAAGACTAACATTATCAATGCTTCTTGGTCTTCAAATATTGGTGTTGTTACTACACAGTACCCACATGGATTAAAGGCAGGACACTTAATTGAAATCAATAGATTAAAAAGTACAAATAATAGCAGCGGTTCTGCAAATTCTGGATTTAATGGATTGTTTGAAGTTCTTTCAATCACTGATAGTAAAACATTTACTATTGGTTTAAACACAAACCCAGGTTCAATTTCTACTGTATCAAATGGTATTCCATATACCGCATTTGATCAAAGTGTTGTAGGGTCTGGTAGAACATTTAGTCCATACTTTGTCAAGAAAGATTTTGGACCATCTTATCAGATCTACAATAATGCTGCAGTACAAAAGTATAAAAAAGATATACAAGATGGTGTCTATGATCTAACCATTCTTGGATATTTAAAAACACCAGATGTAACACCATTCTCAACAGCATCAAATAGGTTTTCACAGAATATCAATGATCTTGTTCCTGCAGTTGGTAAAGATACTCAAAAAGATGATCCAAATGCAACAACAAGTTATGCATTGCGTGATCTTGTTGGACAAGTAGAAAGTAGTGATCCTTCTGATAGTGTTTCAAAAGAAGCAGTATTCTCATTATTTGAACAAACTGGCATTGGTATTGGTATTACTGGGGCATCAGTTTCTGGATCTACCTTAACAATCAATACTGCTGTAGAACATAATTTAAATGGTATTTCTAGTGTAACATCAATCACTGGTGGATCTAACTACGGAACAAATAGTGGCAGTACTGAAAATTATTTCAATGTAAGATTAGAAAATGGTAGCGGCAGAGGTGCAACAGCTAATGTAACGGTTTCTGCTGCTGGTACAATTAGTTCTGTTACTCTTGTAGATAATGGTTCTGGATATGCTGTAGGTAATGTTCTTACTGTAAGAGGAGTTCCATTCTTTGCTGCTGGTACAAATTCTACAGTCACTGTTGCATCAATTGATAATAGAGTTGGTGATGCAATTCAAGTTGTTGGTGTAGGAAGCACTGCATATAATGGATTGTTTAGAATTGCTTCTGTTCCTAATTCTAAGACAATTACTTATAGTGGAACTGCATCTGGTGTTTCGACTGGTGGTTTCTTCTATCATGTTGGTATTGCAACAAATGTTGTTAATATCACTCATGACGCACTAAGTGGTATTGCAACTGTTCTTCTTACTTCTGATATTGGATTAAGAAGTGGAGATCAAATTGTTATCGCAGGATGTACAGGGTTCTCTACAATTTACAATGGAACACATTTTGTTAGTGAAAGAGTAGGATATGGTTCTTCTCTACGTGTTAATATTGGTGTAACAAGCAATGCTCCCGCATACGCTGGCGTTGCTACTGCACATGGAACAGGCATTTCTATTCGTGGAAGAGGAAGAGGAATTCCAATCTATGATGGTGTAACTACAAGACTAACTTCTGGTATTACAACTACAACAACATCTATTTCTCTTGCGAACACAAATCTACTCAAGAGAGGTGATTATCTCTTAATTGAAGATGAAATTGTAAGAATTTCTAATAGTAGTGCAACAACTGCTATTCGTGGCGTATTAGGATCTAATGCTGTTTCACATGATGCTAATGTTGCAGTCAGAAGGATTAATGTTCTTCCAGTAGAAAATAGAAGATATTCTATTCTTCGTGCTTCTGGACACACATTTGAATATCTTGGATATGGTCCTGGAAACTATTCTACTGCGATGCCACAAGCTCAAGATAGAGTTCTTGATGATAACGCAGTGCTTCTTGCACAGTCGGTTCAAACCAGAGGTGGACTAGTTGTTTACACTGGTATGAATGATACTGGAGATTTCTATATCGGTAAGAATAAAATCAATGCTGTTACTGGTCTTTCTGGTGCTAGTGGTGGTATTGGTGATGCTGCAAGCACGGAAAAGACAACTTATGCAACACTTACTGTCGATGATTTAACTGTAAATAATAATCTATACAGTAAGGGTAATACTGAAGTTGTTGATCTTGCGTTAAAGGGTAATCGTGCAGGTGATATCGCACAAACAGTTTATGTTGGTATTCGTGCTGGTGATACTTGCCCATCAAGTGCAACAGATAATATTCTGTTCAGAACTACATTTACTCGTGGTGGATACATTGGTTGGGTAAGAACAAATGAAGCAAATGCTGGTGTAAGATGGAAACGTTGGGGTAAAATCTCACATGAATGCACTAGTGATCATTATGTCTTTGATAAAATTGGTATTGGCGTAACCTATTGTGCTGATCAATATCAATTCCAAACTGTTGGTATCAGTACATTTAATGGCAATGTATTTGTTACTGGAATTACAACTCATGTTGGTAATGTTCAAGTAGCAGCAGGATCTTCATTCATTGGTGCAGGTACAATTCCTGTTGGTGGTATTATCATGTGGTCTGGATCTATTGCATCCATTCCAACTGGATGGGCACTATGTAATGGATCTAGTGGAACACCAGACTTGAGAGATAGATTTATCGTTGGTGCTGGAAACAACTATTCTGTTGCTGGTGTTGGTGGTACAGCGGATTCTCAACTTCCTGCTCACACACACAATGTAACAAATGGTTCTGCGAATAGTTTCACTGCTGTTACTTCTGTTTCAGATGAACCTGTAAACCAAGGTGGCGGTGGTTCTGTAAACGTCGCTGACCAAGAATCTTCAACCACATTTACAATTCAATCTGCTGGTATTTCTTCAACAAACCAAAATCTACCACCATATTATGCTTTAGCGTTCATTATGAGAACTGTTTAATAAATACTGTTAACAAGGAGTGTAGTAGTAGATGGCATCTGTCAATAAGAAGTTTTCTATTGAAAAAGGTCTTGAGGTTGGAGATCAGGCTCTTTTTGTAGATGCTGATACTAATAAAACTGGTATTGGTAAAACTGATGCCAGATATGGATTAGACGTTGCTACCACTGCAAATTTTGATGGTATTGTTGCTGCTGGGCAAATTGGTATCGGCAGTACACAACCAGTAAGAGATGCTGATTTTCGTGGTGATGTTCAATTTTATGAAAAAATTTATGATGTAAACAATACTGCTGGTACAAATGGTCAAGTTCTACAAACTGTAGGAACTGCTGTTTCTTGGACAAGTCTTGCAGAAATTCAAGTTAATGCTGCTGGTACAACTTTCCAAGTACAATATAGAAAATCTGATGGTAAGTTTGGTGGTGCTAATCAGTTATATTATAATGATGTAACCAATAGAGTTGGTGTTGGTACATCAGTTCCAGAGTATCTCTTTCAAGTAAAGCGTCCAAGTACTGATAGTGGTAATGGATATGTTCAGATTGGAGGAACATTCCTAGATGCTGCTGGTTCTGTTGGTGGTGCTAGTTCTGTTCTTGGTGCTAACGCTGCTGGTGAACTTGTTTGGACTGGAGTAGGATCTAGTGAATTTAATGTTATCTTTGTTACTCAAGATGGTAATGATGGTAATACTGGAAGATCTCCAACATCAGCAAAAAGAACAATTAAAGCTGCTTGTGGCATTGCAACAGCAGGACAAGTTATTCGTGTAACAGGTGGAGTTTATCCTGAAAACAATCCAATTGTTGTTCCAAAAAACGTTACTATTGATGGTGATGATTTAAGAAACACTCAAGTTATCCCAACAAATCTTGGGCAAGATTTGTTCTATGTTGATAATGGTGATTTGCTCCAAAATATGTCATTCGTTGGTTCAGCAAATACTGGATCGATGATTGCATTTAATCCTGCATCAAATACTGGAATTATTACGCAATCTCCTTATGTAAGGAACTGTACAAACTTCGTTCCGAATAGCATCGGCATGAAGATTAATGGTAACCATGCAGAAGGAACAAAATCTATGGTTGTTGATAGTTACACTCAATACAATCAAGGTGGTATTGGTGTTTCTATTACAAATGATGGATATGCTCAGTTAGTTTCTATCTTTACAATCTGCACAGATAAAGCAATTACCTGCTATTCTGGTGGTACTTGTGATCTCAATAATTCAAATGCATCGTTTGGTAACTATGGATTGATTGCTTCTGGTGTTGGTACAGTTCATTATACAGGCATTTTAACTGCCGCTGCAGTAGCAGAAGATAACGTTATTGTTGTATCTGGGTTAGGAACAAGAAGACCATTTACAGGACAAGCACTTTACATTGGAGAACTCTTCAATGAAGTCATTCGTGTTAATATAACATCCTCTGGTGCTGGATATACTTCAGCAAATCCACCAAGAGTTACCCTTAGTGCCCCTACTGGTCCCAATGGAATTACTGCAGAAGCTGTTGCTAACGTTAGTGGATTTGGATCAGTTACTTCTATTGATCTTATCTCATCTGGTACACAATATAGATCTGCTCCTACAATCACGATTGGCGCTCCAATTACAGGTATTGCTACAGCAACTGCTACTGCGGTAATTGGACCATCATACTTTACTATAAATAGTGCTACAACGCCTACCGCAGGCGTATCTACGATCACTCTTGATCAAAATCTACCATCAAATATTGGTGTTGGATCTACAGTTCCATTTGCAAAACAATCATTAATTCTTGCTTCGTCATATACTTTTGAATATATTGGTACTGGTACAACAATCACGACTGCATTCCCTGCAAATGGTGGTGTATCAATTCCAGAAAATATGGTTGTATCTGAGTTTGGTGGTAAAGTCGTTTATACATCAACTGATGAAAAAGGAAACTTTAGAATTGGTGATGGATTTACAATTAATCAACAAACTGGAACCATCACTGGAGATGCATTCAATAAGAGTATTCAGGCAACTCTAACACCACTCATCATTGCATTAGGACAAGTATAAACCATGGCTGCTATTCCTTTAAACAAATTTAAAACAATTACTCATACACTTTCAACAAGTGCTGTTGGAATTTATACCTGTCCACCAGGTGTTTCAGCACTTTTGATTTATGGTAATGTCGCTAACGTTGGTTCAGGAACATCAGTAACATCATTCACTGCATATCATAGCAGAAATGGTTCTGATACTGAAATTATTAATCTTGGTAGAATTCCATCACAGGATTCTATGTCATTTATTGATGGTAGATTAGTTTTAGAAACTGGTGATATTCTAAAAATTAAAGGCGATTTTTCTAATACTATGAAATGTATTATTAGTGTACTGGAGAACGCTAAGTAATGGGAAGACTTCTTTCTGGTAGAGTAGGACTAACTAGTGCTTCAGGTCTAACAACAGATCGATATTCTTTTATTGGGTTAGAACAAGTAGAACCCAATTTAGGAAGTCCTGCTAATAATAATTTTGTTCTTTTTAGTGATACGAATGGAAACCGATTTTGGGGTCCAATTACACCAGCGGGAACAGTTGATGGTATTACAGTAGAAGATGAAGGAGTAACACCAGTAGGATTTGCTGGTTCAATCACCATCATGAACTTTGTTGGTTCTGGTGTAACAGTTGCTCAAACAGTAAGAGTAGTAGCTGGACAAAATATTGGAGTTGCAACGGTTACTGTTCAACTGCCACCAGAACAAATTGGTATTGGTTCTGTTGTTGTTGGGTCAAGTCCTGGAATTGTTGAATATCTTAATAATGAAATTGGTCTAGGAGGATCTGTAACCATTGATGCCACGACTATGCCCAATGCAGAACGAGCATGGTCAATTTATGAAACTTTAGTTCTTAATGAAGGCAATGAATTGGTTATTGGTGATGGTAGAATTTTTACCATCGATATTCTAAATCTAGGTAGTCTCTAATCATAAATAAAAAAAGCAAAGTAGAACACTTTAGGAACTTATAATGTCAAAGCTTCGCGTAAATACGGTTGTAAACAGAACTAATACTGATAAAGTTATTTTCCCGTATGGTATTGGTGTTACAAATGGTATTGTTGTATCTGGTGTTGTAACCGCAACATCATTTGTAGGAAGTGGAGTTTCTTTGACAGGTGTTCAGGGGACAATATCGGTTCAAGGTCCTTCAGGAAATGACCTTATAACTGGTGTTACCACAATTAGAGTTGGAACTGGAATGACAGTTACCAGTCCTGCTTCTGGTATTGCATCAATCAGACCAACTGGTGTTTTAGAAAGTTTACGTGTAACTGGAATTGCAACATTTGGTACTACTGGACTTACAACGTTTAATGCTGCAACTGGACAAATAAGATCTCAAGCAATTGGAAATCTTATTCGCCAAAGTGTACTTAATAATTCAGATTTAACTACTCAACTTGCTTTAGACTATCCAGGTTCGCTTGTTAGATCAATTGAGGATGGTCAGTTATATTCAGCAACAACTTTAGGGGTTTGGCAACAAGTAGCAAAATCAAATCACACTGGTATTATTACCGCTAGTGGTGGATTTGTTTCTACTGGAAGTAGTCTTGGATTTACTGGAAACTTAAATTCATCTGGAGTATCAACAGCAGCATTTTTACGCTCTACAACAATTAACGTAAGTGCTGCTGCTACAGTTGGAACTTCATTAACTGTAACTCAAGATCTTAATGTTGGAAGAAATGTTTTAGTTTCTGGTATTACAACTGCTGCAAGTTTAAATGTTACTAACGGAATTACTGGCAGAATTAATTCCGTTGGTATTTCTACAATTACTCAATTAATAGCATCAACAATAAATGCTAGTGGTGTTGTTACAGCATCATCTTTTAATGGTCCTCTGGTAGGACAAGTTAATGGAAACGTGATTGGAGAAATTAATTCTACTGGCATTTCAACACTGGGTAGAATTAGTGTTACTTCCATTAATCAAGCAAGTGGAATTTCTACTATTCCTCAGTTAAAAGGAAGCACTATTTCTATTACTGGAGTTTGCACAGCTGCTTCATTTGTTGGTGATATTACTGGAGAATCGACTGGATTAACTGGTATACCAGATATCAATGTTGGATTTGTAACTTCCAAAACAATTTTACCCGCAACACATAATACTCATGATCTAGGTTCTTCATCTGTACGTTGGGCAAATATCTATTCTGCAGATATGCACTTCAGTAATGAAGGAAGCAGCAATAGTGTAGATGGAACATGGGGAGATTGGACATTACAAGAAGGTGAAAATGATATCTTTATGATCAATAACAGAAGTGGTAAAAAATATAAGATTAACCTGACAGAAGTATAATAAAATAAATACTCCTGTAGTATAAAATATACCCTATTATGTCTAGAGCCAGAGAACTGGCGAAGCTTGGTGGAGCAGGTCAACAAGTTGTTGCTGGTGTATCCAGCTTTGTTGGCATTTCTACTTTCGCCTCAGATGTCTTCATGCTAGATGACCTAACGGTCAGCGGAAATTTAAATGTTACTGGAGACTTATCTTATGATGAAGTTTCCGCAAGAAATCAAAACGTCACAGGAATTACAACAACTGTAGACTTAGTAGTATCCAGAAACGCTTCTGTTGCTGGTATTCTAACCGCTACAAAAGGACTTACTGGCAATATCAATGCTACTGGCGTTTCTACAGCAGCATTCTTACAGGCAACAAACGTTAATGCTTCTGGTATTATTTCTGCAACGTCTTTTGTTGGTGACGGTACGAACCTTACAAATACTGGTTCAACTTTAAGTGCAGCATCAGGAGTTCAGAGAGTAGTTGTTACCTCACAAACTACTGGCACAATGACTTCATCTTCTACTGATGGAGATCTAACTTTTAATGCTTCTTCAAATACTTTAAGCATTGCTGGTGGTGTTGTTGCTACTGGCATTTCCACAATTTCAAGCGCACAAATAACAGGTCTTAACGCTACTGGTGTTTCTACAGCAGTATTCTTACAGGCAACAAACATCAATACTTCTGGTATTGAAACAGCAACAAGATTTGTATCAACAGTTGCGACAGGAACTGCACCATTAACAGTTTCATCAACAACTGCAGTTACAAACTTAAACGCAGATTTACTAGATGGTCAACATGCACCATCAGGAACTATTGTTGGTACATCTGATACTCAAACATTAACCAACAAAACGCTTACAACACCAACCTTAGTAAACCCAACTGTTACTGGTTCGGTTCAAGGTAATATCAATGCTACTGGAGTTTCTACAGAAGCATTCTTACAGGCAACTACAGTAAACGTATCTGCTGGTGCTACTGTTGGTGGTAACCTAACTGTTACTGGTGATCTAACAGTTAATGGAACTACAACAACTGTTAACTCAACAACTGTTACTGTTGATGATAAGAACATTGAACTTGGATCTGTTGCTTCTCCAACAGATGTAACTGCTGATGGTGGTGGTATTACACTCAAGGGTGCTACTGATAAGACCATTACTTGGAGCAGTTCAGCAGCCGCATGGACTTCTTCGGAAGACTTCAACCTTGTTACTGGCAAGCAGTATGAAATCAATGGCACTGCAGTTCTAACTTCTTCGCAAGTTCTAGGTAAAGCAGTTCCTTCAGGAGTAATTGTTGGTACAACTGATACCCAAACACTTACCAACAAAACTTTAACATCACCAACGTTAACAACTCCAGCATTAGGTACTCCTGCTTCGGGTACTCTTACTAACTGTACTGGATTACCTGTATCCACTGGTATTTCTGGACTTGGTGCTAACGTAGCAACCTTCCTTGCAACTCCTTCATCAACAAACTTAATTGCAGCAGTATCTGATGAAACTGGTTCTGGAGCACTTGTATTCGCTACAAGTCCATCATTAACCACACCAAATATTGGTACTCCTTCAGCTGGTACATTAACCAACTGTACTGCATTACCTATCACAGGTATTACTTCATCAACCACTATTGGTTTGGGTGTAGGTGCTATTGAACTTGGTCATGCAAGTGATACTTCAATCACAAGATCTGCTGCAGGTACTGTTCAAATTGAAGGTGTTACAGTTGCAACAGCAACTAACACATTAACCCTAACCAATAAAACGATTGCTGCTGGATCTAATACTATCTCTGGTCTCACTAACACCAATTTGAGTGGATCTGCTGGCATTACTAATGCTAACCTTGCAAACTCCACAATTTCTGGTGTTGCTTTAGGTTCTAACCTGAATGCACTGACAATCAGCACGGGTCTTTCTGGATCTTCTTATAATGGTTCTGGTGCAGTTACGATTGCAATTGATAGCACAGTTGCTACGTTAACTGGAACTCAAACACTGACCAATAAGACTTTAACATCACCAACGTTAACTTCTCCAGCACTAGGTACTCCTGCTTCTGGTACGTTAACCAACTGTACGGCATTACCTATCACAGGTATTACTTCATCAACCACTATTGGTTTAGGTGTAGGTACTATTGAACTCGGTCATGCAAGTGATACTTCTATTACAAGATCTGCAGCTGGTACTGTTCAAATTGAAGGTGTTACAGTTGCAACAGCATCTAACACATTAACATTAACCAACAAAACGATTGGCGCTGCTACAATTTCAGGTGATCAAGTTCCAAACGCTAACAATACGATCAACCTTGGATCATCCGCGAACCGTTGGGCGAACGTTTATTCAAACGACTTAGACTTATCTAACGAAGGTAGTGCTAATAGTGTTGACGGTACTTGGGGTTCATACCTAGTACAAGAAGGTGAAGAGCATCTATATATTATTAACAGAAGAAGTGGTAAGAAATTCCGCTTTGTTCTTGAAGAAGTTTGATTTGTAAAACATAAATACACCAAGGAGATTTAATTAAAATGGCTTTATTCGGAGACGGAGTAAACATTACAAAAACCACGAGTGCTACTGCAGGCACTTATGGTTCTGCCACAACCTCGGCAACAATTACTGTTGATGCTAACCAGAGAATTAGTGGCATTACTAATACCACAATTACTGCTGCTGTAAACGCAAACGCTGCTGCTGGTGATGTTGGAACTTATGGTTTCATGCAACAAGCGACTGGTAATACCACATATAACCCAGGTGATACACTTGCTGGATCATCACTTCGTTATTCTGATGCTACTGGTCGTCTTTATACGACTACTTCACCATCAGGAAACTGGAGATGTATGGGATATGATTCAGGTGCTGCGCTAGTTAATACTGGTACAGGTACTGGTACAGGCACTGGATCTGGTACAATTTCAGGTACTACATCAGTATCTGGTACGGTTACTGTTCCTGGTAAGTCTGCTACTGCTTTTACCGCAACAGGTACAACAAGTGGTACAGCAACAATTAACACAGTTACCGTAAACAGTGTTACTGTAAACACAACAGTTGCGTATTCGTCAACCCTTTGGTTGCGCTATTCTTGATATATACTAAGGAGAAATAAAAACCATGTCACAGTACTACACAATTAGAGATGCTCGTAACCCAAGATGGGCTAATCCTGAGCATAATGCAATCGATCTAGAAGTTGATTTTACTGATCTTCCTGAGGAATATCTTCCATATACTGCAACACCAACTGATGTTGTAGAGCACTCAAGAGAACTTTATAGCAGAGCTCTTGATGGAGAATTTGGTGAGATCGCTGAATATAATGGTCCTCTAATGTGGACACCAGTTAATAAAACAACGATTGAAGTTTCTACTGAAGGTCTAGTTCAACTTCTACTTGAAAAGGGTATCCTTACTGACGAAGAAGTTGATACAATTCTTGTTGAAGAAACAGTAACTGTTGGTTTCGCAAGAACCACCATTGATGGTTCAAACCCTGTTTATAATGGTGTTTACTGATTCATTAAGTGTTCGCTGATCAATCTGATAAGTGGCACCATTCAATCTGTAGGTATCTGGGGTTATCCTCAGATACCTCTTTTTTATTTGGTGTAATTCCTGGTGTTTGTCGAGAAGTTATCGGCAGACGTGATTTTATGTACTCACAACCTGAGTGTTTTAACTCAAAGTTGGTGTACTCTTTTAGTGAGCATCATCACATCAAAATAAACAAAAGCAAATCAGTTCGTTCATATTATGGTTCTTGCCCATTCTTATGGGACCTTGGTATAAGTGCTACTAAAAAAGAATACAATCCAAAAGGATCATTGTTCTTCCTTCCAAGAGACGATCAAGTAACAATTCGTAAACCAGAATGGAAATCTGTTCAGGATACAATTGATGCTGCACCCAAACCAATCACATTTTTACTACCTTGGAGACAATGTGATATATGGCAACATTGGGATAAATTATCTCTACCAGAAGATTGTAACTTTGTACAAATGTCTGATAGAGAAACTAGACAGTTTACTTTATCGGAACTATTTCTTACTCACGAAAACATTTATATTCCTTGGCCAGGCACAGATGTTTATTATGCAGAATTTTTAGAAAAAAATATTATTATCTACGACGATATAAAAAAATATAGAACTAAAACTGTAGAAGAAGGTGGTAAACAAATACAGACAAAGGTTCTTAGATTTTTAAAATGGGGATATGATTACTTAAATGATACTCAAAAAGAATATTTTCACTGGACAGAAAACTGGAATGATATTTCTTTAGAAGATAGAAAATTTCTTACCTCAAAAATGTTAGGTCTTGATGTACTAAAATCTCCCAAAGAATTATTTGATGATATGAAATCAAATCAATTTTTACAAAATGAACTAGAATTTAAGTATAACGAAGACTACCAAAAATCTTATGAATGGTTGAAAACCAAATCAGAAAAATTCGTTAATTCTAGTTGTAGCAATGGATGTGCTACTATATTTGCTAAACTTTAAAATTGACGAAAAAAGTCTTTATCACTCCACGCCTTATCATCAACATAATATGCAGCACGAGGTTTACCAAAGAATAGATGGTGATATTGAACACCCCATTCTTTTAGTTGGTTTTCAGTAAATTCTCGCATCGCTTTATCTGCTTCTGCTTGATTGTTGTCATTACCAAGCATACCACGAGCAGTCATCAAATAAATTTTAGCACCTTTATCGTAGAGACGATTAACAACACTAATTCGTGAAAGAATTGGTTGAGCGTTCTCAAGATTACAATTTTCTTCTGTACACAAAGTACCATCAATATCAAAGCAGTAAATTTCTGCCTTGTCATCAATATCAGGAACAATCATGGTAATTTAGGAAGAACAATACCATTATACTCCATCAGAGCATATAATGTCCAGATGGCGTTGACTTCAAATTCGTGATACTTTTCAACATCAATCACAATAGTCTCAATCACTCTGTGTTTTTGTGGGGCGATCAATAACGTAGGCATAGCATACTCTACATTTTCTAGAGCAGTTACCAAAGGTGATTGTATCCTGCAACTAATGCCGATGATAAGATCTGCTCCTTGACAAGCATAGTCAATCCATTTCTCATGCCATCCACCATCAACATCAAATGCTGTGATTGATACACTATCAGGAGCAAAGCAAAATTTACCTGTATGGCGATAAATGTCAGATGCCATATGCTGAGCAACTGAAAGATTACCACCATTACCAATCAAAGCAATTTTAGATGCTCTGCTGAACATCTTTGCTGCTTGTTCAAGACTGCTGTTTTGAAAGTTCATGTTCAATTTCTTGAATGTGATGTTGTCTATCTACTGCTCTTATTTTACCACATTTTAGATCATATGGCACTACTTCATATTTGCCACAAAAACCAATCGTATCCAATCCTTTCCAATACTCAACAAATCCCATATCAAGGTTAGGAAAGTCACAGATTACGTTTTGTCTATAGAAATATAATCCTAACTGCACAGTAATATTTTTACACACCACATCAGGTGTTCGTTGCATATGAACAACTCTGCCATTGTTTTCAATCATCTTAACAACATCTTCGTCATCAAGTTCATCAGGTTCTAGTTGTCTTGATGCTTGAACCATATCGTAATCGTTATCAACACCAAACTCAATGATGCGATCAATCCATGCAGGATCTGTTAACGGTTCGTCTCCTTGCAAATTAAAAATATAATCACTTTCCAAAGTTTGAGATACTTCTGCCACGCGATGAGTGCAGGTATAGTGTTCACTTGTGAGTTGGGATTGGTATCCATTGATTTCACATAATCGTTTGATGATTTCGTCTTCTGTAGCAATGATGATCTGATCGAAATACTTAGATTGTTTTGCAATATCTGCCACACGTATCACCATCTCACGTCCAAGTATCCTAGCAAGTGGTTTACCAGGAAACCGACTAGATTTCATTCGTGCTGGGATAACACAAGCAATTTTTTTTCTATTATACATAATAAATTAGTGATCTTCGATATATATGCCAAATAATAATCTATGGGATATTAAACTTGAAATTGGTAACTATTGCAATTTAAAGTGTCCACATTGTGCAAGAAATTTTGTGGGTGATTATAATTTAAATAGTAAGCACGTTTCATTAAACACAATTAAAAAATGGTTACCAAAATCATTTATTTTATTAAATACAAATAAATTAATAAGATTTACTGGAGTTACTGTAGAACCCTCGTTAAATCCAGACTTTTTAAATATTATTAATTATTTTTTAACACATAAATGTTTAATTGAAGTAGAAACTAATGGTTCTACAAACAATGAAAACTGGTGGTATGAATTGGGGAAAACTGGCGTAAAATGCTATTTTTCTCCAGATTCATTAAAACCAAATAACAATTTATATCGAATTAATTCTAACACAGAAAAGGTGATTACAAATATGAAATCATTTATTTCTGGTGGAGGAACTGCTATATGGAAATATTTGCCCTTTAAACATAATGAAGATGAATATGATGTACAAAAAACTTTAGCAAAAAAAATTGGTGCAAAATTTGCTGTTGTTCAACCTGGATGGTTTGATGAAAATCGTGTAGGAGAAGTTATGAAACCATCTAAACATTTTCCAAATCCCAAAACATTAACTACTTCTAAAACTAATAGTAAAAATCCAGAAAATTATTGTATGGTTGTTGGTAAAGGTGGTAAGTTACTTGAAATTAGTCCAGATGGAATAATCTATCCCTGTTGTTTTGTTGCAAAACCATTGTTTTCCATCTATGCCCCATTTTTAAATGGTGGAGATCAAAATCCACATATAGATAATGAAAGAGTAAAAACTGATAATTTATATAAAGTTTTTGTAGAAGACATGCTTCCATTAATTGAAAATCAAGGGGGGATAAAAACATTATCATTATATCACAATAATATTAAAGATATATTAAAAACTGATATTTTTGTTTCTTCGTTAAAAAAATCTTGGGAAAAACCAAACAGATTTTGTACTGAATTGTGTCGTGCTAGAAAATATATAATAACAGAGACATAATAAACATGGAAAATCCTAAATGGTTCTTAAAACTTGATATAAGTAATCATTGCAATTTAAGATGTCCTCATTGTGCAAGAAATTTTATAAAAAATGATTATAAATTAAATTCTAGATATGTTTCATTAGAAAAGATTAAACGTTGGATACCAAAATCATTTGTTATTCTTAATACAAGTAAAACTGTATTGTTTAGTGGAGCATTAGCCGAACCTACTTTAAATTCAGAACTTATAGAAATTGTAGAATATTTTTTAAAATTTAAATGTAAAATTTCTATTGATAGTAATGGATCTACAAATAATGAAGATTGGTGGTATAAGTTAGGAAAAACAAAGGTAAAATGTTATTTTTCACCAGATTCTTTAGTGCCAAATAATAACCAATATCGTATTAATTCAAATACAGAAAAAGTAATTTCTAATATGAAAGCATTTATTTCTGGTGGAGGAATAGCTTCATGGAAATATTTGCCCTTTAAACATAATGAAGATGAATATGATGCACAAAAAACTTTAGCAAAAAAAATTGGTGCCGAATTTGGTGTTGTTCAACCTTCGTGGTTTGATGCTAATGCTGAAGGAGAAACAATGGTTCCATCAAAATATTTTCCAAATTCAAAAAAGATAGTGAACAGCAATCTAACAAATAATCCAGAAGATTATTGTGTGCTTATTGGTAAGGCTGGAAGTATTATTGAAGTAACTCCAGACGGTGTTATATATCCCTGTTGTTTTGCTGCAAAACCATTTTTTTCAGTGTATGCACCATTTTTCAATAATGAAGAAACTAAACCTTTAATTAGAGAAGATTTAATGAAATCTAGCACAAAATATAAGTATTTTGTTGAAGATATACTTCCTTTGATTGAAACCCAGGGTGGAATAAAAACATTATCATTAAATTTTTACACAATCACAGATATATTAAATACAGACTTATTTAAAAGAAGTTTAAAATCATCTTGGGAAAGTGGAAATAATTTTTGCACCAAAGAATGCAGATCTAGAGATCATATTTTATATAAAATTTAAAACATATTGACAAATTTTGAAAATGTGAGTAGGATAACTCTGCCACCGATGATAAATCATGTTCCAACTAGGTCAAGAAGTTCAGTATAAGGATCAGAAAGGAATTGTAGACTTCGTTGATGCTAGTTATGTTGGAATATGTGTGAAACAATGTGATAATAGACTGCACTGCATTCGTCTAATTGTATATCCTGATCAATGGGAAGAGGTAATTATAAATACCGATAGGACATAATTTCTATCAGTAATGAACCCACAAGAGTTATACGAAGCATATATGTCAGTCTACGAAGATGAAGATCGTAGAGAAATGAGAAGACTTGCTTCACAAGAAAGACAAGCAGAAAAGAAAGCAGAAAGCGAATTTAGATCAAAGTCTGGTATTGGTGCTAAGAAGAAGGGACCAAAACTTAGTGCTACTAAGATGTCTAAAGGCGAAGGTGAGCATTTTGCCAAACAGACAATGAAGGATGCTGAGT